CGCAGATCGTACAGGTAGGGTTGGACGGCAAGGGATGGGTGGTCGCCTGCCAGCAGAAACGCGTGACGCTGGCAGCAGAGGTGGCTGCGGCGACGACGGTGGCAGCCGTGCAGGCGGTCGGGTGGGGGTGACCGGCCCCTCACGGGGCTTTTCGCCGAACCAACCCTAACCCATTGAGAAATTTGGTAGCGGGAGAGGGATTTGAACCCAAGACCTTGGGATTATGATTGCTGAGCTTATGTCGATTAATGCATTGAAATAACAATAATTTTCTATCTTACGTTTCCTCGTAGCAATCATCCAGCAATCACTTGGCTCGGTACCAGCCGCTTCCGACTGCCGCATGCGCCATTCATGCGGACGCTCTTCCCCCACATCCATCAATTCTTTTTGTAATAAATAAAAGAGCGTTGTCCGCATCGTCCTCGTCATAGCAACATATTGATATATCTAAATACTATGCAGACAATGGCCGTTGTCCGCCGTCGTCCGCATCGTCCGCATTCACGTAAGGCCGCCTCCCGCTTAACTCAACATGGCATCCGGCTTAACTCACGCCTCTGGAGTTTAGTTTTTAAGGCTTTGATCTCACTCTCACTCTGGCAAAATGCCACGGTTCGAACATTCCGTAAGCATGACCACCCCAGGAGGGACCCACCCTTAAGGAGGGGAGAGCAGCCGAATCTCCGATGGCGGACACCTTCAGGGGTGCCGGCATGAACATCGAAGGGGGCGCGGGGCAAGGAAGTGGAAAAGAAAAGGCTGATCCGGGCCGATGCCGGCGGGATCATACGGCCGAGGGTGACCGCCGAAGGCGGGACCCAAGCCTCGGCGGGACACGACCCAAGGCGCCGATCGCCCAAGGCCCGGGCATCGTCCTGGCAACGCTGATTTGAGGCGAGATCAGGCGGGAGATGATAACGAGCAACGACGGCGCCACGTGTCATCAAGCCGACACGCCGGCGAACCCTGTTCGCTGGCGCTTCATCGGCGAGTTGTGGTGCCCCGAGCTTGCGCTCGGCTTTACCGGTTCGCCGTGGCGATTGCTTGCACCAATGCGCGTTCGAAGATCGGAGCGAAATTTGCGGCAATCGATTTCGCAATGATGTCCCGATATGGAAAGCGGGCGGTGTAGCTTGGTGGCGTCGGGGTGAAGATGAATACCGGCTCGACGCGACCGGGGCCGATAAGGCGGTAAATCCCCAGCGGCCGTCCGTTTTTCTTCGACTTCGCCACGAAATAATCAGAGCGATGCCGGGTTACGGCCACCGTCAGCCCCTTCTTCTTCAACCGCCGGCTGGTCGCCAAGCTAACATTTTGGCCAGTGTCGGCGAAGGCCTGAAGGCGGGACAGGATTTTCTGGATTTCGCCGCGGGAGACATTCCCATATTGATCGAGTTGCACCCCACGGCCTGGAATCACGTACTGGCCACCGGACAAATCGGAAAGGCGCTTTTCGAAGCGCTTCATACGCCGCTCCCCACCGAATATTTCCGGGGATAGCCAGCGTTCCGGCGGCGTTCCGCCCTTGGGGGCGAAGCTCCGGATATTGATTTCGGCGGTGAGTTCACCCTTCCGCGCGGTTGTAGAATAGAAAGAATTCTGGGTGAAGGGCGTCGGACGGTCGAGATAGGCTGGCATCTTCGCCTTGACATCCTGGACCGCCTGGCGAGCCGTCAGGGTGAGCGTCCGCGCCGTCGCAAAGGGAATTTGCTTACGTGCCGCCTCGTTCAGGCTCCGCCGGAACTCCTTGATGTTCGATTCGATCTTCACTTCCATGGCGGCTATTCCTGCTGACTCGGCACCCCGGAGTTGCCGCCTTGCGGATCCGGATGGGTGTGGCCGTTATAGACCCCGCGCATGCTCGCCATGCTCCGGCCGGTGCCGTCGCAATGATCGGTGATATCGCCGGTAACGGTGAGGCCGTCCTCGATCCGCACTCCGCCCGTGTTCGTGACCTTGAGCGGCAGACCGCCGCCATCGATGACGATGCCGTCGGCGGTGAGGTAGATCGATTGTCCCCGGCTGTCATGAACCGCGACCTCGCCGGGTTTCAGGTTCCGCATCCGGAACCGCTGGTCGCCGGTCGCGATGACGGTGCCCTTCGACCGGTCGCCCCCGGTGAAGACGACCAGGGCGTCGGCGCCTGGCAGCGGCATCGAAGTGAACCCAAATTCGGCCAGCCGGGGCGTGTTGTCGCGGAGTTCGTCCGGGCCGAGCCGGATTTGCAGCGATTGTGTCGGGCCGGCATCATTGCTGGTGGTCACGATCGCCCGGCCGATCGCCATGAGAATGCGGCGATACAGCCGCTCGATGGCGTTGCTATTCATCGGATACCGCCTTGTCCCAGTTCGCGGAGCGGCTGGGGCGTCAACAGGATCGGCTCGACGGAAAAAGCCTCGGGCGGCATCAAGAGCAATTCCGCGACGGTTCCCGTCTGTTCGGATCGGCGGAACGTCACCTCCGAGATTACCCAATGGGCGTCCTTGATGTTCATGGAAGGCAGGGAGATGCCCACAAGCGAATTCGGGGCCCAGAGATTGCCCGCTTTGGTGAACCATGAATCGACGGTGACATGCAGCGCATAGGACCGGCCATAACGCCGCCAACCTTCCCAGCGCCCCCGCGCATCCGCCGTCTTGAGATCGGCGTCTCCGCTCTCGGCGATGATGGCGAGCCGCCGGAATCGTGAAACGCCGGGATCCTTGGTCACGCTATGGACCATCGGAAGGGCCTGAACCTCCTGAAGCGAGCTCGCCGAAGCCGTCAACACATCATATTCGCTATAACGCATATGCGCCGAGAATACTCCGGACGCTAGCATAACGTTCTGGCCTTCGACGATCGCGGAATCGAGTGTCGCCGCCGCCCCGATATTCGCCAGGATCAGGTTCCCGTCCGGACCCTCGTAGGCCAAAAGCCCATGCCAGCGCGCCAGCGCTTCGATGACGTCATAAACCTTGTCGCCGAAATTGAGATTTTGCTGCGGGATGGGAAGCCCGACATCGGCAATCGCCGTGACTTGAATGTTATAAGGCGCGGCGAGTTTCTGTGCGATGCCGAGGACCGACGTGCCGCTGATCTGCGCTCCGGCAAAGACGACGGAGCAATCAACCAGGTCTTGGCATGCCCCCCGGCCTTGAACGCGGACCCGATGTTGCTGGGGACCGAGGCTCGGCGCATAAGCGTCGACGAAGCCCGTGACGACGACCTGCCTCTGGAAAAGGACCTGTACCGCATCGCCTGGCGCGATGACGATGCCGGCGGGAGACCCCCGCTGTGCCGGATATCTTTCAGTGGTTTCGAATTCGAAATCATTCGGGCAGCCCTCTGCCCGTAACGTCACCCGGATCGAGGTCCAACCACCATAGACAAGACCATCTTTCTTGACCAGGAGGAGCAAATCGTCATCCGGCAAGGCCGCTGCCGTTACAACGACCTCTGGCATAGTGGTTGTCATCAGGGCATTCCAGCGCTTGGTAGCGTATAGGTGATCTGCGGTGCCGTCCCGGTGCCCGCCCCCGACGAAATCGCCTTTACCGTGTGACCAGGGGGCGCCTCAACCTTGATTGAGATCGATATTTTCTGTTCCGCCTGGTCAACCGCATTGCCGATCTGATTGCGGGAATAGGGTTGCCGCCCATTCTCATGCTGGATCAACCCTTCGAGGATTTGAGACGCGGTGCCGGGATCGGCGAGGTTCAGGCGCTCATTCGGCCCGAAGCCGGTTCGGTTGCTCAAATCGGAGACATAGGAATTGACATCATTGCCGTCGGCCGCTGGCGCCCAGCCATGCAACGGGTCGCCGATGATTCCGGCGAGGGTGTTGAGGCCGTATTTGGATTGCTTACCGATCAGGTTTTGCGCCGCCGCCCCGAGGCCCGCTTGATCATCGGCAAACTTGGCGAAGCCGCCCATTGTCGGCGTGTCGCTCCAGCTCCGTAGCAAGCCGGGGTTATGAAGCCGTATGCCGAGCGATTGCCCGGCAATCCCCAGCGTCGAAGGCGAAGTCGGAGAAGCGGCATCTTCAGTCGGTGCGCCGCCATAGCCGAACAGGCTTTCCGTCCAGGCGAGCGCTCGATTCATGCCCTTATAGGCAGCTTCGTTTCCACGATGAAAGCCCTTCGCCACCGGTTCAAATAAATCCTTGAGGCGATTTGATAAGCCCTCCGCGGCGAGATCGGACCGTTCCGCCGCTTCGGCGAGGCTATTCATCCGGCCTGCCATCCCGGTAATCGGCGGGTTCAAATCCTTCGATGCCCCGAGCAGACGAGAGAGTTTGCCGGGGTCTCCGAGCATGGGTTGCAGCCCCGCCGGCAGCCCGGCCATTCCGAGGATGTCCTGCTGCGTCTGTGCGCTGAATTTCTGGATTTTTGCAGAAAAGTCTGGAAGCGTCGCAGCGGCATCAACCGCGCCGTCCTTCAGGTGCTTGATGGGTACGTCAAGTGCCCCAAGAAGGTTTTTTAGTTCCTGGTTGCGCCCATACTGCGCCGCGTTCAACGCCATGCCGAAGCTGCCGAGAGCCCCTGAAAAGGCGCCATCGCCGAGCCCGGCAAGCCGCCCCGCGCCTTCCCATTTTTGCAGGCGCTCCGGCGGGAGGCCGGCGCGGCTGGCGGCATTGCTCGCCTGCTGCCCCCGCTTCGCCCAGTCGGTGGTCACATCGATCGCCTTGGCGATGGCCCCGATCGCGATGCCGGCGCTGCCGATCGCCGCGCCGGCCGGCCCAAGCTTGAACATCTCCAAGGCGCGGCCCGTATTGCCGACGGAGCGCTCGACGGCACCGAAAATTTTGCTGATTCTTTCGAGTTCAGGGTTGCGAGCCAAGGCCCCGAGGCCTTTGTGCATTTGGCCTAGGGATTTTGGGTCCGTAAGTGTCGAGAAGGCATGCGAAGCCTTCGCCGCCGGCATCGAGAGGCGCTCCGCAGCCTTGCCAATCTGATCGAATTTCGACGTGGCATGATCCAGCGCCGTGATTTTGAATTGTAAATCTTTCACCATGATCTACCTTACCTTTCGAGTGTCCGCCCGGCTTGCGCGGCCGCCATCCGATTTCCGTCCCATTCGGGGGCTAGGCGTCGCCGCCTAGCCCCCCAAGCCGTGGAATTTCATCACGATGGCGAGGCGGGATCCTCGGCCTTGGCGGGCACATTGAAAAAAGCGTTCAAAAACTCCGACGCGGCGTGATAGTCCCGCGCGCAAAGCTTTTCGACGAAGGGAAGTTCGATCCCGCTTACGAGAGAGATCAGCATCAGCTCGCCGGCAATCGAAGAGCCGTGGCGCTTCGCGGCTTGGTCACTTTTTGAAATTTCACCGGCCGAAGGCTCCCGAAGTTTTAGTTCGGTCACCGTATCAGCGCTTCCGCGCGTGATCGGCTTGTGGAGGATGACCGTCAATTCGTCCTGTAATTCCATGGTATTTCTCCTATTTATATGAAAGCGTTTTGGAAACAAGCGTTATGAGAGTGGGGGCGTTGGCGTCATTTTCGACCTCTACCGCGATCCCACTGATGACCAGCCCCCGAGCTTTGACAAGGTCAGCCCTGACCTTGTCTCCGGCTCGAAGATCGGTGCTTCGTTCCAACGTGCCGCCATTGGGAAGCGGTATGCCGACCAAGGCGCGAATGGTGACGCGGGGTGCCACGGCAAAGGTGCGATAGGCGGCGTTGGGCATCGTCCTTCCTCTCGGCGTTATCGTCCCCGGCTCCGCCGGAGGCTGGAACCGACTTGGTGTCAACGGGTGATGCCCAGAGCCTTCTGGTAGGCGCGCCGCATCCTTGCGGCGAGAGAATCACCTCCGGCCCCGTCCTCGGCCGCATTACCGGTTGCGGCCCCAGACTCGGCCGCATTACCGGTTGCGGCCCCAGATAGGCACCGCTCGTAGACGGCGGTCATCCGGGCTACCGTCGCGGATACTGTTGTGTCATCATGATCTTCCTGAAAATTCCGGGAAGAGCTCAGTAGGTGGACGTAGGACTGAGGTGTTTTAGCCCGAGAAGACTTCATTGGCGTGCTCCGAAATTGACGTAGAGGGGTCCTTCCGGACCACGGACACGAATCACCACCGGCTCCCGTTCCTCCGCCTGCTCCAGATGATCCGAGACAATCAATTCTTGGGGGGCGCCGTTCAGCGGGACGCTTCGCGCCGCTCGACCAGAGTAGAGGTGCAGCCCAAGGAAGCGGTTGTAGTTCATCCCACCGTCCTCCACGGGAACGTCACCATGCGCGAAGGCGGCAGCAAGCAAATGGGCCGGGCGCACGCTCGCAGAGAACCTTTGTTTCCGCCTCCAGTCGTCGAATTGGTCCAACCAGAAGGTCAGATATTTGCTTCGGTCCGGTTCCGCCAGGCGGTAGAGCCCCGCCATCCATCGATAAGCGATCAGCACTTGCTGGATGAAATCCTTATCGGCTGGACCCTTGCTCAAATCAGGATGGTCCATCAACACGCGGTCAAGGCGGGACTTAAAGGCGGTTTCGAAATCTTGCCGACACACCATTTCGAATTTGGTGTTGGCATCGGCCAGAGCCTGGTGGGCGGCGGCTCGCGCCATGGCGATGTCGGCCATCAGCGCCGTGGCCGAGACATGATCGGCAATGGCCGAGAGTCGCTCTGCCTCGGCTTGGGCATCACCCAGCACAGCGGAGAAGGCGACATCCGCGCGGCGCCGTTCGGCATCGGCCAGCGCCAGAACGGTTTCTGCCTGCCTGGTCTCGATGCGGGCGAGATTGTCACCCGCCTGGGTAATAGCTGCCTTGGCAGCATTCACGGTCTTGGTCATCATCTTTTCAAATCCTTCCATTCACGGTGAATCTTCGGCGAACCGGGTTCGCCGGATTGAGCCCCTCTTCATCAGCGCTTCCGTCTCGTCTTCGCCGTCACGCTGGATCGATCCGCCTCGTCGAGAACGACGCGGCGCGCACCGAATTTGAGAAGGTCCCGGGCCAGCCGAAAGGCCTGGGCGGACTGAAGCGGAAACTTTTCCGAGGGAGTCACGAGAGTAAGATCGGTTGTGATACGAATAATCGGCTTTCCGGACATTGTGAGCACCTCCATCGCGCAAGGTAATGGCTGGTTTTTGAATTTGGAATTTCGTCCGGTTTCAGATAAAAGTCATTTTCCACCAAGTATTTGAGCGATGCGGCGCGGTCCAGGAACGTCCTGCAGGTCGCCCAGCAGGTCGAGCAATCGCCGTCGAACGGCGTGCCGTCGCGGCAATCCAGCCGAGGCCGAACCATTTTCCCGCGCAATGCTTCGGTGACCGCGCGCGGCCCGGTAAAGCTCATCCGCCCTCACGCTTTCCGCGAGATCGCTCAGGAGCTCGACCGCCACCTTGCGCAAGACTGCATCGCGCCGGTCTTTGCCTTGCCGCCGACGCTTCGCACGCTCGGCGGAGATCAGCGCCTTCACTTCAGCATCGTCGAAGGTCGCCAGAATTGCCGCTGCCTGGCGTCGCTGTTCGGTCGAAGGAATGGCGGCGGGGCTAGGCATTCTGAGCCGCCCGTGTGATGCTGATGACGCGTCGGCGATCATGCCCAACTCGATCCGTCTCGATTTGAACGCCGATCGCGCGTAGGGGCGGCGTTAGCCGCCGAACCTGTGCGCCGATCTCGTTCGGGGTATGGGGCCACTGTTTCAGCTTGCGCGTGGCGTCGGAAACGGCCCCGTCAAGCCGGTCGAGCAATTCGGTCGGACTCCCCTTCCAGGAATCACCCGGCTCCTTGACGAGGTTTTGCAGCGCCGCCGCCAGTGGTGAAGCCTCAAGGCTTAGCGCCACGGCAGTCCGTCGAGCGCTGTCATAAGCGTCGAGGAATTCTTCGCCCGTCCAGCCAAGGCCCGGCGCGGCGGCGACAGCGATCCGGGCGAAATCCGCCATGCGCGGGGGCCGCTCAATCGACACCGACGACAAGTTTCGGATGCTGGCGACGAGGCCGTCAAGCAGAGCCCCGAGGATTGCCGGTAAGGCTTTTTCGAAAGCCGCGAGGGTTTCGCGCTCGGTTTGCCGCTTCTCCTCGGGTATCGACGGCAAGGTCAGGCCGATGGTCCGGTCCTGGAGATCGGGCCGGCCGGCGAGGTCTGGGATACCATTCAGCAAAATCGGCCGGGAAGCGTCGAACACCGCCTCATCACGATCGGTGTGGAGCTCACGCGCGGCAAAGCCGCTTCCGGTGCTGAGCCGGCACAGCGCATCGGACAGCCAGGGTGCAATGCCGCTCAGATTGTCGTAGCACAGGAACCAGGAATTCTCGGCCGATACAACGAGGTCCCGCAAGTTCTCGGGCGTGGCGCGGATCGGGCTTTTGTTCGGATCGACAATCCCGCGCAGCATTTTCGAGAAAGTCGATTTGCCGGAACCTTGCTCGCCGGCAACCGCCAGGATCGGATAAGGGCCGCTTGGCCATAGGGCGGCAACGAGCCAAGAACAAACGAGCTTGAAATCCGCATCGGACGCGACGTTGAGGAAAGGGGAAAGTTCGCGTTGGAGCCCGTCTTCGCTCAACACCGGAAAGGGCAATGCCCGCACGGCGTCGCTCCGGATGAATTTGCATCCGGGCCGCGAGACGGTGCGCCAACCGATGGCATCGACCTCGACCGCGGCCCATTCCGGCCCGCCGAGATCGAGACACAACCGCCCCCGAACCTCGCCGACGCGCCGGTAGGTCCGGTGCCGTGCGCCGTGATGTATGGCCCTACTTTCCAGCGTGCGGATGGCGTCTTCTAAAGCCTGCCCGCTGAACGCCGAACCGGTCGTGGCGTCGCATCGGCCGGCCAGGAAAATCCTGAAGGAGCGGGACGAGAGCGGCAGGTTTTCCCAATGCTCACCGATTTTAACCGTCGCAAAACCCCGCCGGTCTTCATCGTGCCAGAGTTCCGCATCCTCGCCGATCAGGTCGAGTAGCTCATTCCGGCGGCGCCCGCGTCGCGCCCCCCCTTCTTTCTCATCCGCACCGCCCCCGTCCGGGCCGTCCGCCTGAACCTCATCCGGGGAAGAAGCGGCGCCTTCGATCAGGACCGCAACCTGCGATTGCGTCATCCCCTCCGCCTCCGCATCGGCCGCATCCCAGCCCGCAGCAACACCCGTGGGAGGGGTAAGAATTTGAACCGCCGCGCCGCCCTTGCGGAGGATTTTCGTAATCTGCGCCGCATAGGCCGTACCGGGCTCGTCCGCGTCCGGCCAGATCATGACGGACCGGCCCGCGAGCGGCGTCCAGTCCGCCTTTCCGGCGGACTTCGAGCCCCCGGAAGAGGTCAGCGCAACCCAGTCGGGAAGCAACCGCCCGGCGGCATCGGTGGCTTTCTCCCCTTCGCAAATCACAACCGGGGCACCGGGCCGAGCCGCAAGCCGGTCGAGGCCATAGAGCGGCCTCGGCGCTGACCAGGATTGCCAGCGCCAGGACCGCGCGCCCCGATCGGCATTTTCCGCATAGACCAAGGGCCGGAAATCCTTCGATCCATCGGCCCGGTCGAAGCGCATGATGAAACCAAGCAGATCGCCGGCGCCGCCGCGATATTCATGGACGAGGGCAGGCTTCTCACCCTTCGGGCCTTCCTTCGGCGCTGGCGGCGCATGCGGCGGCACCGGGACAATCGCCGTCCCCTTTCCGGCGGCGAACCCGGTTTGCCCGGCCGTTCCCGAAGTGCCTCCGGCAAGAGGCTTGAACATCGCGCCGCTACTCATCCAGCGGCATCCCGAGCATCGCCGCAATGTTCCGGGCCGCCTCGCCTTGACCGATCCCCGCAAGATAGGCGGCAAGGGAGACCGGATCACCGCCGTGGTCTCCGGTCGCAAAATCCGCCCAGCGGCCCGTATCGATGTTGATTTTGAAGCTCCCCGGCTTGTGATCGGCGCGGCGCGGGTTGCGCGCCACCCACTCCCGGCCTTTCAGTTTCCCGTCCGGCAGCCACCGGGCTACGAGTTCAAGCAGACGCCCCAGCGCCGCCCGATTGATCCGGCCGAAATCGATCCGCCCCGGCGTCACCGCGGAAGCTCCGCATCCAGCAATAGAAACGGATCCGGGACGATGAAAATCGGTTCCGGCCATTCCGAGCAAGCCGACAGAACCGGCTTTAATTGCCGATAGCGGTAATCCCGGTCCTTTGGCTGCGGCGACGGATACCGAAGAATAGGAAAGTTTCTTGCCAACGGCGCGTGACAGACAGTCCAGATTTCTACCTTTTGTTTTAGGCGGATGTGAAGGCCTCGCCAGACCGGCACTCCATCAATCCGGAATCCGGTATTGCCGGTGAGCGTGAGCAAAGGCCCCGACACTCGCTCCGGAAAATCCCAAACCGAGAAGGCCGAGCGGCAGGCCGCACACCCGCCATGATCAGGACAATTCTTGGCAACCGTGGGCGGCAGCCCGGCCGGTTCCTGGATCAGTGCCAGCCCGCTCATTGGCCACCTGCCGTTCCCGGATCCGAAGTCGTCCTTCGAAGATTCTTTTCGGCAACGGCAAGAATATCCAGCCGCCGGTATCGAACAGATCTCCCGATTTTCAGGAACGGAATTTCTACCATTCCGGAAACCCGCCAGCCTTCGAGCGTGCGAGATGAACTTTTTAAAATGGCGGCTGCTTCCTGTGTCGTCAGCAACACATCCGGATCGACCTGAATAGTCGATCCGGATGCCGTTGACGGCCCTCCAACTGGAGCCCCAAAACTTGATGACCTGCCACTCATAATCACGAGCCTCCTCTACTTCGCGGAGGATCGCATTACTGCGTTGGCCTGCCGCTGACATCGGTGAAGCACGCATCATGAGACGAGAATGCTTCGAGCACCGCGACCGAAAAACCGAAAATGACCCAATTTCGGTTTTTCGGTTTTTCCGCCGCCGTGCTCTGTTTGTCTTGCCGGAAATTCCGGCAAGACTGGCGGAAAGCTTCGCCCCTGAAAGAAACCGGGCCACCCGCCACGACCTCTTGACGCCCCTCAATTCGTCCCTCCAACCCCCTCGAGGAAGGCGAGGCACCCACGCAGCGACACCTCCTCATAGCCGCACATCCCGATCTCGGCGCCGTCTAGATCCGCGATGATCCGTAACTTCAAAATCACATCCCCAAAGCTGAGCGGCGGCGTCCGTCCGATCGCCTCTTCGATCTCGAATCGGCGGCCATAGAGCAGGCCGATCGCGTGATCGGATTCGACCGGGTTTTCCGTCTCCTGGCGAAGCCTTGCGGCCTCGCCCATCAACCGCTCGATCTCCCTCGCCATCGCCGCGAAGCGCGGGCTCATGGCGCCGGCCGCCGGAGCGGCCTTGCCGAGAGGGGCGGCGAATGGAGCCACAGCCGCCACACCCAGGACGGTTCGGCGCGTGAGGGCACTCATGCCTCACCTCCGCTCGCCGCGCGGCCCGGCGCCTCGGCCCGGTGCCGCTCAAGCTCGATGGCGTCGACCAGGGCGGATTGCAGCAGATAGCGCCACCACGGCCATTCCTCTTCATCCCGCCAATAATCGAGGGCTTGCGCCAGTTTCCAGGCAAGCCCGCCGGGGGTGCGTGCCGGGATATCGGACAGGCCGGTGAAGCGGTGAATTCCGCCAGGGTTAAGGCCACCGCCGGGAGTTATGCTTTCAATCTCCTCTTCCATGAAGACGCGCATAACCGCCGCGCGGAATTCGGCATCTTCTCGGGGAATGAGGGCGGTGAGGATCAGGTCATCCGTCTGCCGGCTATGCCCAGCCGGCAGCGGCGGAATCTCGGCCAGGGTCGGAAGCGCGCTCATGCCCGGCCTCCGTTGATCCCGTGTTCCGACCGGTGCACAGCGTCCTCAGCCCGGCGCCCTTCGGCGATCGCCCGCCGCCGCCGGGAGAATTCATCGGGTCCGACGAAAATCCCCACCACCCGGCCAAGAAGCAATGGCTCCAAGCCGTCGAGGTAGATCGGCCCGTCGCTCAGATGCACCGGCTTCGACCAGTCAATTTGCCCATTCGGGAGAATTTTCGGACGGTTCAGCGGGCTCAGCATCGCCGTGGGCCGGTCCGGATTGACGGTTCTGGCCCAAATCCCGTAGGGCCTGTTGACCTGCCACAGGAACGGGCCCTTGCTCTGAAGCACGAGGTGAAGCTCACCCCAGGTAACCGCCCGGTCGGTTGTGTCGATCACGGCCCATTCGTCCACCTGCAAATGCGGGGCATGACAGTCGTCATCGACACGGAACAGCATGTGCCCCGCCGGCACCGCATCGAAGATCGGATAAGCGCGAGCCGCCTCTCCGTCTGGATTTTCCGCCATCGCGGCGGCCATGCCGTGCCCGATCGCGGCGACGGCAGTCGAATGGCGCAAAGAAGGCAAAGGGGTGGTATCGTGAGAATCAGCCATGATCTCGACTCCGATTCAGTCAGGTTATGGTCAGGCCGGGCGCGGGGAGCTTCAACCTTCCCCGCTCGGCCGCCTGTCAGGCAGGCGATTACATTGTAATCATACCGCGAGCGTTTGCGTCAAGCGATACACGATGATATTGTCATCACATGATTACAGCGGTTCAGAGCAAGATGGCCCGAGCGGCAGTCGGGTGGGGAATCCGGGAACTAGCGGCCAAGGCGCGGGTTGGTGTCGCCACTGTCACCCGGTTTGAAAACGGCCAAGCGGTACCGATCCCCGCAACCCTTGCCGCCATCCGCGCCGCCCTCGAATTGGCTGGCGTCGAGTTTATCGCCGAGAATGGCGGCGGGCCCGGGGTAAGGTTGAAACTGAAGGTAGCCAGAGATGAAGCGTGAACTGTTTAGGTGCCTTGGTGTCGCCTATATGATTGTTGTGTTTTTTTATGGTTGCAGCGCTGGAACAAAGATCAAGAATACTTTAGCGATTGCAAGAAAATTATAGAGATACACGGATCATCTTTAGAAAAGGCAATGGCAATTGGAGGATTTGATGGAAGAACATTTAATAGCCTATTCTATATTGCATGGAACTCGCTGTCGTGGCCAGGAAAACTATTCACAATCTATTTACAACCAACGGCCTTGGCTGACGTTAGTAATGTATCGGCCACAATTGAACATGTGACGTCGATTGCTGACATTGAGAGGAAGTATTGTAGCTCCCTTACAAAGCCATAGACCTACTGTCTGATCCAAGGAGGGCTGGGGCCATGGCCGAACCTGAGTGTGACTGAAGATAAGGACCGGCGCCTATGACGTGGAACTATCGCATCGTCCGCCACCATCAGCCATCCGAATGGTTTGGACTGCATGAAGTGTTCTATGATGATAGCGGCAGTCCCATGGGGATAACGGCGGAGCCGATCGGTTTCATTAGTGATGGTGAGGAAGGACCGGAAGGAATTATCCGTTCCCTGGAAATGGCCTTGAACGACGCCAAAAGACATCCCGTTTTGGACGAAACGGCCATCGCGGCCAGCGCACCCCCTCCAGCGCCGCCCCGGGATTAATCGATGCAAGACCGAGCGATCAGGCGGCACCATAGCCAACGCATGAAGGCAAGGGCGCGGCGGCTATTCCCCGGCTATCCCAACGCCGCGCGGAATGCCGATCACCTCGCCGTCTGTTCCTGCTGGATGTGCGGCAATTCCCGCCACCACATCAAAGGCATGGAACGCCTGACGATACAGGAGCGGCGGGAGAACGCAGCGAATATCTCCCTCGCCTCCTCCTGCCTGCCCCTTGGCGATGGAACGCCGGCCCCGGCCGATCAGCCCGATATCGAAAGCTTCGAGGAGGGAGAATGACGAAGGATCGCGCGAACCCGGTTCGCCATCGCTTCATCAGCAGGGGACCGGAGCGTGACACCCGCCGTCCGGTAATCACAGGATTGCGGCATATCGCCTTAGCGCCGCAACCGTCTTCGGCAGCGACTGCGATTTCAGCGTCGCAAGATATTCGTCGGCGGTTTTCGGCGGGTTCCTCAGGCGCCTCAGGCATCTTCGCGCCGCGATCACCACCGCCGATTCGTGAAGATCGAACTGAAAGCTCACGAAATCATCGGGGTGGATGGCCTCGATATTGAAACGCCCCAACTCCGATGCGGGAAAGTCCTTCAGATTGAACGTGACGATCGCATCCGCGCGGGCATGGATTGCGGCAGCCACGACGTGACGGTCATTCGCGTCCGGCAGCGTGACGACATCGATCAGATGCTCGTACCCCTCGACCAGACAATCCGGGGCATGGCTGTTCATCAGCTCGCATATCCGCTGGAGCTTGGCGGGCGCGATATCCGGACGATTGGCCAGGACATTGCGGACCCATTCGTCATGGATCACCTGCGTCCACTTCGCCCGAAAAAGCTCCGCCGTCGCCAGCTCCATCAGGAGATCCCGCAAGGGTGCCGGATACAGGCAGCACGCATCGTAGACGACGGTGAAGCGGGACACTTCAATATCCCATCCCGAGGTCCTGAGCCTGGGCCGCCAGTTCATCCAGGGCCTTGGCGCGCTCCGTGGCGTTTTGTTCCTTGTAGGCCTTCAGATCGGCAAAGCGGACCCGGCGATGCGAGCCCACCTTATGGTAGGCAAGGGCATTCGATTCCAGCAGCTTCACCAGATGGGGGCGGCTGACATTGAGGTAATCCGCCGCTTCCTGCGTCGTCATCTCGGCGTGGATCGGGATCAGGGTCACCGCATTGCCATGCGCCATTTCGGTCAGCAGGTGTGAGAGCAGCCGCGCGGCGGCCTTCGGCAGCGTCAGAACCTGCCCATCATCAAGCTGCACCCGCAAATCACGTTCCGGCTGCGTCGAGGCCAGAATCCGGCTCGATTCCGCCGCCAGCTTCGTATCCTCTTCCGAGGGCACAACCGTATCCGGCTTTTCGAGTAGCGCGTTCATCTTCTTCTCCCATTTCTTGGCGCCATATATGGCGCCTTTTGCGATCAAACGCAATAAACGAAACAGCGCCGTCCTTCGGAAGTTCCGAGCCAGCATGCCCGCGTGTTTTCATGGGGGCTTGTCTATCCAATAGAGCGCCGCCATATTCGACCTGGGCGCGGCTAGGTTTGGCCGCCGAACATGCCGGGTCCTCACGCCCGGCCCGCCGCGCCTCTCTTCCCCGTGAGGTACCGGCGTGAGGCGGTATGACCGAATTTTCAGACGATCCGCCCGGCGGATTGCCGTACAAAGAGGCGCTCACGGCGCTCATTTCGTCCGGCACTGCCGCTGAACTGGTGAAAGCCAGAGAATCGATCCAGCAGTACGAGAATGAATGTCTCCGTACGGGGATCACGATTTCGAAAATCGACGGTTTCGCCGGCGGCCCCAATAGGCATCCGAGATTACATGTCCTGCGCGGGCAGCGATCCGATATCCTGAAAGAAGCGCGACATGAATTGTTGTTGGCTCTGAACGCCGGAACGATCGTTGCTCTGGGAACGGACGCCAATTCCACGGATCCCTTCCAACCCAAAAGGGGCTTGATCCCGGCCGCACTCTGGAAAGAAGGCCAAGTCATCGTCGACCAACGAATTCCGTACGATCTCTTCTGGCATCCCCGGCTCTCCTGGAAGCCCCGGCGCATCGCGTTCTCTGGCGTTCGATACTATAAATCATACGATATCACCCCCGCCAAAACCGATGTGTCGGTGCCGACTTCGGACGTCCCAGGAGTACAGGCCCCCGGTGAAAGCAGTCCCGAACATCTGCCCGCACAAAAAAGGTCGAAGGGAGAAGGAAGTGTCAAGATGGAGGCGATGGCGAGGCGCCTTCTTAGTGACAAGACATTAAACAAAAGCATGACGGCCAAAGAAGCGTGGAGTACAACTCACAGACATGTCCTAGAAGAGATGAAAAAAGGCGGACGTAAGGAGAACGAGCCCCCAAAAGGACAGGGATACGGTGACGATACTTTCAATAAAATATGGCGATCACTTAAGGAGGAGCGAGCCGAATAGCCTCATTCTTCCCCCAGGCTCTCGGGTGACCTTGTCCTCTCTCCGCGCCATCCCGCCGGCGCAAAGACCGGAAAAGTAGAACGAGCAATCCGTCAACCACGTCCCCGAGCATGATCAAGCCTTCATGCCGACACACTCCCGGCCCGCGATGCGCCGGGGCGATGCCGATCGGCGTCATAGCCCCGGCAGGCCAGCGCGACCGTGCGGGGGATCGGCTTGTCACCGGACGCGAAATAGGCCGCCTGCCGCCGGCTTATGCCCAGCGCGTCGGCCGCCACGTCCAAGGTCATCCGATGGCGTTTCAGGAAGGACTTGAACGCATCGGCCGGCATCGGCCGCTGGGTCAAAGCGAGATGCTCGACCGTATCCGCGCCGATCTCCAGATCGCCCCCCCAGCTGAGCGAGCCGCCGAGATAGCCCACGGCAACCCGCTGGAATAGAGCCGGATTGCCGCGAAGGGGACGAAGCACCTTGAAGGCGGCGATGGGAGCGGACAGGTCCACTAGGTCAAGGATCCCATCATCCCACGTCACCCGCACCGAAAGACCTTCGGCGGGCTCGACGGCGGCAATGGTCGGCAGAGGATCGCCGACCGCGATCACATCATCATGAGCGTTCATTGAGGCGGCTCCATTCGGCAAGTAAATCTTCCATGTGGTCGACGGCCCATGCGACAGCTTCGCGGAAGTCGGAGCGGCTGGCACGACCGCGCAGTATTTCAAGGTTACGGATATCGACCAAGGCGTTGCTGTTCGGGCCGATCAGGTGGAAATGCGGCGGGACATGCTCGTTGGCCCGAATTTCGATACGGGCGTTGGCAAGAAGCTTGAAGGTCGGCACCGCATATCCCCTGACTGAGACAGTAAACATAATGCACAATGTGCATTATATCAACAAGAAAGATGCACGTAGTGCACTATGTTGGCAATCCAGACGAACGGCACATCCGTGAGCGCGGACAAGGCGCGGACGATGCGGACAAGGCGCGGACGACACCCCTTGACCGCATTTATCTATTTGATATTAAAAGATAAAATAGCCTAGCGGACGATGCGGACGACGATTTCTCCCTTATTGGCACATTTGTACCTGCGCATGCTGACATTTCGATCCTCCGTCACAAGGGGGTGCACCGATCTTTGATGCTCATTTCTCGGTCGGGATTGGAACCCCGTCCCCCGCCGGCCGGGCCATCGCCGCAAGGAGACGGTCAGCGATCGCGTCCGCCGCTTGGTGCAGCGGCGAGGCCGCCAGATGGGCATAGCGCGCCGTCGTCGTCGGCTGGGAATGTCCGAGCAGCGCACCGATGATCGGAAGGGAGAGGCCACCGGCCACGCCGATGCTGGCGAAGGAATGCCGAAGGTCGTGCAATCGCAGGCTATCGAGCTTTGCCGCCTTGCATATCCGCTCCCACGGATCGCGTAGCGACACGAGATGCTGTGGCTCTGCCACGGGCGGCTCGGCCGACTGGGACCGTTCCGGGGCGCGTTTGACGATCCGCCGGGGATTGATCGCCGGCAGCACATACGGGTTCCCCTCGACCCGACCAAGCGCCGCTATCAGATCCACCGCCGCCGCCGAGAGATAGACCGACTTCGCCCCCGTCTTCGAATCAGCCAGGAACAGCAGGTGCCGCTCCAGATCGACATGCGACCACTCGAGGCTGAGGATCTCGCCCACCCGGCACCCGGTGAACATCAGCAGCCGAATGGCGGCTATTGCCGCGCGACAATCAAGGTGAGAGCGCGCGACAATCAGGATGAGCGAGTTTTCCGGGGCTTGCGCTGAAGGGAGGGCGGAGCCCGAGCG